TTTGATGGCTCTAATTCACGATTTGAAAGCTGGTCTTCGCCTTCATTTTGTTTTTGGGTGTACTGTTGAGGCTTTGGATTTTTTTTTCTTGCATTTTGTGCGGATTTTGATAATTTTTGAAATTCAGATGTTTCATTCTTAAAATAGTCATCGCCTAATTTGATTTTGCAATATTCGGTAAATTGTTGATCAAAATCTTTTATATAATCTTTTAATGAATCTTCGCAATCTTCTGTCTCAAGACGTAAATATTTTAGCTTAAGTACTAATTTCTTGTACTTTTTATGTTCCATTATGAAGTATATTTTTTAACAGTTTCATCAACCCATTTTTTAATGCTGGGTTTGAAAACCCACATCCAACCATACATTGAAGTTGTAAATTGTTTTACGATAGATTCTTTAAACTTTATTGATTTTGCACTTGTTTTACTGTACAGCAGGGCCTGTAATTTTATTGATTCTTCATATGCTTCTTTTTCAAATTTCATTCTAAAATATGCAATAAAAAAAGGAAAAGGTATAAGAAGATACAATATTGTAAAAAGTAAAAACGTATATTTCTTTTTTTGTCGCATATGTACTCGCTCATGGCGAAGAACAATAATTTTTGATTTATCATTCATATCATCCCAGTTATCAGGAATGTAGACTTTCTCACCTATTGTCGTAATATATCGTGACATAAAAAATTTTTGTGAATTAAACGTTATAATTCTTAATAAAACATTAAGTATTTTCATAAATAGGCTATCTGATTTTTTTACTAATTCAAACTTTGGAAATTCATTTTTAATTTCTGTCAATGTATGATTAATATTTTTTAGCTTTGCTAGCTCTTGACTTTTCATTTGTTCCCTATTTTCTGTAACTTGTTAAATTACCGTTAACTTTAATTATTTCAGATAATTTTGTTTTTGCATTTTTTTCAATTTGACATATTCTCATTCTTGTTAAATTAAATATTTTTCCTATTTCATGCAAAGTCATAGGTGTTTCTGCTGCAATTAAAACACAGTTATTAGAATTTGAATTATTTATCCAAAATTTACAATCTATTTTTTGACAACATACATTATGTTTTTTGTGTTCATAAAAACAAGTTGTATTTTCTACAATTGAATCATTTAATACGTTTAATTTTTTCATAAATTACTTATTAATTTTATCTTAATTACTTAAGAAGTATATTTATTTTTATAATATGAAAAAAAATATTTTTGTCTTAGATACAAACGTTTTAATAAGTGAACCTAATTCAATTCTAAAATTTATCGACTGCAATATTGTAATTGATCTCTCGGTCCTTAAGGAGCTAGACAATTTAAAAACACAACAAAGCGTTGTTGGAAAAAATTGCAGAAGCGTTATTCGTTTACTAGACGGCGCATCAAAATTAGGTGATATTTTTAATGGCGTCTTGTTAAAAAATAATAGTAATGTAATGATTACGCAGACTGAAAAACAAGATATTGACAAATTACCTGAAGAACTAAGAGATTCAACAATTGTTGATAATAAAATTTTAGCTTTAATGTTTAAGCTAAATAAAGAGCATAAAAAGAAAAAAATTACGTTAATAACAAAAGATATAAGTCTTAGATTACTATGCCATTCTATTGGTTTTCTTGCAGAAGATTTTACTCGTACAGATAGCGAAACAGATGCACTCTACGGAGGCGTATATAGATTAATGTTAGGACAAAAAAATATTGACAAATTCTACGGTGAAAACTGTTTAGATTTTGAAAAACTTTCTATTGATAATGATCTGCAACCAAACGAATATGTTGTGATGAAAGCTGATCAACAATCTCAGTCTGCAATTGGCAGATATTTTAAAGATGAAGGCAAAATCAAGCCAATTGTAAACTATAGAAAAGTATGGAATATACAATCAAAAAATAAAGAACAAAGTTTTGCGCTTGATCTTTTAATGGATAAAAATGTACAACTAGCAAGTCTCATCGGCCCTGCAGGAACAGGAAAAACATTATTGGCATTAGCAGCAGGTATTGAGCAGATCGTTACAAATAAAATTTATAAAAAGTTAATTGTTATAAAGCCAATTCAGTCAGTAGGAAATGATTTAGGTTATTTACCCGGAAGCATGGAAGAAAAGCTAGAACCTTGGACAGCACCTATTAAGGATAACCTGAATGTGTTGTTTGCTTCAGATCAACAGCATGATAAAAGTGCAAAAAACTTTAAAGGTACAAAAAACAAAATTCATAATACGTACCTTGAAATGTTAATTGACGACGGCCTAATTGAGATAGAGGCAGTATCGTTTATACGTGGTCGTTCAATACCAAATGCATATATTGTTATTGATGAATCACAAAATTTATCAATACATGAACTTAAAACAATCATAACAAGAGCAGGTGAAGGAACAAAGATAATCCTGACTGGTGATGTTGAACAAATTGATAATCAAGACGTAGATTCATATACAAATGGTTTGTCATATGCAGTTGATAAATTTAAGACCCACAGTATTGCAGGCCATGTCACATTAATAAAAGGCGTCAGATCTAAACTTGCGACACTAGCTGCAAAAATACTTTAAATAATTTTTATAAACATAATACTTTTATAATATATTAGTGTTTATAAAGGTTATATTATGTTTAATAAAAGTGTTTTTGAAAATAAGCAAACCATTTCGGTACCTAATAATTGTGATGTTGTTTTTGTATCAGACATGTTTGTTGAAGATTATGTCGGTGGCGCAGAGTTAACAAGCGAGGCGTTGATTAAATCATCGCCTCTGAAAGTTTTTAAACTTCGCGCAAAAGACGTTAATCTTGATACTCTAAAACAAGGAAAGGATAAGTTTTGGATTTTTGGAAATTTTACATCTATGGATTATAGATTAATTCCTACAATTGTTGCAAACATAAAATATTCAATACTAGAGTACGATTATAAATTTTGTAAATATCGTTCAATAGAAAAGCACAAAACTGTAACAGGAAACGAATGTGACTGTCATAATGATATGCATGGAAAAATTGTATCAACTTTTTTCTGTGGTGCAAAGTCATTATGGTGGATGTCAAAAATGCAAAAAGAGAGGCAAGAAAGTTTTTTCTCGTTTCTAAAAGACCATAAACATACAGAAGTATTGTCATCAGTCTTTGATTTAAATACTCTTAACAAGCTAAAAGAGCTCAGAGCAAACGATAAAGATAATAAATGGATTGTTTTAAATTCAGAAAGCTGGATAAAAGGAGCTACTGCTGCAAAAGAGTGGTGTGAAAAACAAGGGTACGATTATGAACTAGTTTGGGGTGTTGAATATGATGAAGTTCTTTTAAAGTTGTCTAAATCAAAAGGATTTGTATATCTTCCTCTTGGTGGTGATACATGTCCAAGAATGGTTATTGAAGCAAAATTATTAGGATGTGAATTGCATTTAAATGATGATGTTCAGCATAAAGATGAAGCATGGTTTGCTAGTGAAAATATTGATTCTGTTGATGAATATCTCAGAAATGCACACAAAAGATTTTGGGAAAAAACAATTAATACAATAAACGAAAGAAAAACAATAAGTGGGTACACAACAACAAAAAATTGTATTGAACAAAATTACCCTTTTATTCAATCGATCAAATCAATGCTTGTGTTTTGTGATGAAGTATGTGTTGTCGATGGTGGCTCAACAGATGGGACCTGGGAACAACTAGAGGCACTTTGTTCTTCAAGTGATAAGTTAAAAATCAAACAAGTCGTAAGAGACTGGAACCATAAACGATTTGCTGTGTTTGATGGTTTACAAAAGGCTGAAGCAAGAACAATGTGCACAATGAACTTTTGTTGGCAAATGGATTCAGATGAAGTTGTGCACGAAAATGATGGTGTTAAAATTCATAATATTATAAATAATTTTCCTACTGATTGTGATTTACTTGCTTTACCTGTAATTGAATATTGGGGTTCACTTAATAAAGTACGGTGTGATATAAACTCCTGGAAATGGCGTGTAAGTAGAAACAAAGAAAACATTACTCATGGAATACCTAAGCAGCTAAGGAATTATGACGATGAAGGAAATTTATATGCCAAATTAGGTACTGATGGCTGTGATTATATTGATTCTAAAACAGGAGAACCTATTAATTTTATGACTTTTTCTAATCCTAAGATTAATGAATTACAGCAATATGTACATGATGTTCCTGAAGCACTTGAAAAATATGAGCAATGGTTTAATAATGTAGTACAGCAGCTTCCTCCTGTTTTTCATTACTCATGGTTTAACATTGAAAGAAAAATATTAACTTATAAAAATTATTGGAGCAAACACTGGCAATCTTTATTTAATATTATGCAAGTAGATACTGCTGAGAATAATATGTTTTTTGATAAGTCATGGAGCGATGTATCTGAAAAAGATGTGAAAGAAATGACATTAAAACTAAAAAATGAAATGGGTGGTTGGATCTTTCATAGAAAAGTTGATTTTCGAGAAAAAACTAAGCACATTTCTTGCCATAAAGAACAACCTGAAAACATGATCGCCTGGACAAAAGAAAATGCCTAAGAAATATTATTGGGAAAACGATAAGGCGCATGGAAATTATGGTTACAATTTTAGGTGCACGCCAAAAGGAATACCTGGCTGGAAAGTACGTCAATTAAATTATCTCTTTAAATTTATCGAAAGTCAATTTGCATTACAGCCTAAAAAACCTCTTAAATGTCTAGATATAGGCTGTAATGCTGCATTAAATTTAGTTTTTTTTGATGAGCAGTATTATAATAAAAATAACGAATACGTTGGGTTTGACATTAATAAAACAGCGCTTGGTTTGGCAAAAGAAAATTTAAAAAAAAAAATGCAACATTAACAAAAGCAAATCTTGCAACAAAAGACGTATTATCTAAATATGACGATAATCATTTTGATTTTGCATTTGCAACTTGGGCATTAGCGCATATACCTAAGAAAAGGCAAAAAACAAAATTAATAAAGGATATTGTACGTGTTTCAAAAAACGGTATATTTTATGAAGCGTATGATCCTAAAGAATTTGATTGCATTGGTAAATCATTTATTGTTGAAGATGAAAACGACAATACAAATGTTGTTGTCTATGATGATTATCGTGTATATGATTCTATTATAAAATTACAAGAAAGAACAAATACAGACTTAGGCAATTCATCAGGATTATTTTGGTGGAATAAAAGTTAGAAGGTTTTAAATGAACAATATTACTACAAACACAAGCTTTGTTTTTCTGGTTCCGGTGTACAATTCAGAAAAAACAATTAAAAAAACAATCATGTCTGTTGTTGCTCAATCATATGATAACTGGAGAATTATCATTAGAAATGATATGTCAACAGACAACACATATGATGTTGTCGATAAATTACGAAAACAGCTTGAACTTGAAGACAAAATTCAAATAATTAATACAATAGAAAAACATGGCGAAGTTAAAAACACACTAGAAGCTGCAAAAGAAATTAATGATGAAGAAGTTATCTGTAGACTAGATGGCGGTGATTGGCTTACGGAAATTGATTGTCTTGCATTTTTAAATCACATATATCAAATGCATGATCCTGCAGCTTTGTGGACTGCTCATAGATGGGCATACACAGGAAAGAATATATCAGGACCGCTACCTCAAAATTGTACAAATGTATATGAATCGTTACTTGATAATTGGTGCACAAGCCATATGAAAACATGGCGTAAAAAATCTATGAATGGAATTAATGATGCAAATTATCGTGATGAAAATGGTGACTATATTATGATTGCTTGTGATAGAGCAATTTATTTGCCTATATTGCATAAAGCAATAAAGGAAAACAAAAAGTGCATGTTTTTACCTTTGTGCTGTTATCATTATTCTATTGATCTTGCAAAACCTGATCTGTTTACAGAAGATAGATCTGTAAGGCAGCGAAAATCTGCAGAATTTATACATAATAGAGGATATATTGACTAAACAATTGATGAATGTTTTATTATTTGCTTTCTTAAATCATAAACTGAAAATGAACAATTAAATAAAATATTATCGTATGTTTTCTTACTAAATCTATTTCCTCTACCTTGCTCAATTACCGTAATCTTGTCATTATTCAATGACTCAACAATTGAAATCTTTCTTGTTTCTTTTCCTGATTTTTGCATTTTTGAATAAAAAACAATATCACCTACATTAATAGACGATAATTTATAATTTGTTTTGCATAATTTTTTTAATTCAGTAAAAACATTATTTATCAATTTTTCATTTTTTAAAGTAGATAATTCACGCTCTGTATATACTGGATTGTCATCTGATACTTCATCAAAAGAGTTATTAACTAATTTTGTATTTCTTATTCCTACATTGTGCAGCAAACATTGTAGCATGTCAACAGTGCAATCGTACGTTTTCCACGTATTTGTAAAGCGTGCTATATACGAGATTGTTTCTTTGTTTTTTGATTCAGATATATAAAAGTTAACCAGTTTTACAATTTCACTCCTAAACCCTTGTTCGTTAGTGTAACGTAAACCATTTGTTAGATTTAGTTTTTCTTTTGGATTACCGACGTCTGCATCCCAAAGTGCGCCGGTTTCTTTGACTTTTTGCTGTAAAGCATAAAATTTTTCAAGCTTTTTTAAATTTTTTGATACTGTTGAACGTTTTACTTGCATAATACACCTGTATATTTTATATATTATTTAATGAAAAAATTAAATAAACAATATAAACCAGGCGATATTGTAAAAATAAAATCGCCAATAAATAATCATGTTCATAATGATTATTGTAACTGTGGGATAATAGTATTGTTATTAGAACCTCATAAAGATCCTAATATGCATTTAAAATACAAAAATGCAATGAAAAAACTAACAAGTAATCAAATTACAAGAAAAGATTATCCAGTTTGGTTTGATCCTAAAGAAACATGGACTGTTTATAATTCAAAAAAAGGATTCATACCCCTTACTGAATCATGGATGTCTAGGCTATAATGTTCATAATATCTCTTTTTTTTGATTCTGCAGTATAAACGCGGCGCCTAAGAGATGAGCTAGAATAATTGTGATTTCTTGTATTAAAAATTACTTTTATAGGTAAATCATGCCCAGTAAATTTTTTATCTTTCCAATCTGATCCAACTATTCTTACATCAGGTGTTAAAAGTTGAAGCAGTGAGTAAAGATCTTTTTCAGTTGAATATGCGTAAATTTTGTCAATATATTTTATTGATTCAAGCATAATTCTACGCTCTTCAAGTGTTTGAACAGGTTTGTTTTTGTAATTACGATCAGCAGACGGATCTTTTTGTAACCCAACAATAAGCGTATCACAGTAGTTTTTACATTCTTTTAACATTAATGCATGCCCTGCATGCAAAAGATCAAATGATCCGCACGTAAAACCAATAATATTATTTACACTTTTTTTGTTTTGTTTCATTTTGACTAGCGTTTATTTGTTTATTGTACATATAAGAATAAAGCAGCAGGGCAACAAAAATTGAGATGACTTTATAATTGAAATTAACGGTTACAAGATCGTATAAATATTTTTTAATCTTTGTCAGCATATTATTTCTATAACGTTTTTTGATATAGGTATTATTTTTGATTTTCCTGATAAATTTCCAAAAAAAGCCATCACAATTGGAGCTGTATTTTTTGCGTAAATATCATCAATAAATGCGTAATCTGTTGTCGGATACAACCCAAAATCAATAACAACTCCAAAATTTGATGTTAACTTGTTTTTTATTAAACAGCCTTTATAAAGTTTTTGTTTCATATTATTATTCAGATATTATAATAATTTAATCATTGGGTGATGTTTAAAACAACGAGGCTCATATTTTTCTTTGCCTCCTATTTCAATAATTTGTTTATTATTTTTTGTACTCTTTTTAAACGTATATTGTGCATCATTTCCGCATATTGTGCATACAGCAGTGCACTTTTCGACATGCGTTGCCCAAGGTAATATTTGTTTTATTTCATCAAACATTGTTAATTGCGCAGAAAGATCAAGCGTTGATATTACAACGTTGTAATTGTTGCAATATGCACTAATTAGTGCCGTTGATAAATCTTTTATCATAAATAATTCATCAACTGCAATAACATCAAATTTTTTTAATTTGTGTTTTTTAATATAATCAAATATCTCCGCCCCACTAGAAATTGGTATTGCAGGAAACTGCCATCCTGAATGTGTTACAATACATTCTTCTGAATATCTATTGTCTAATTTTGGTTTAAATGCAATAATGTTTTTATTTTTAAAACGATATTTTTCAAGTTTCATCAAAAGCTTAGATGTTTTTGATGAAAACATAGGGCCTGTATAAACTACAAGTTCATGTAACATTAAGATAATATACAATTATTCTTTGTATTCATAAAACCTTTTAAGCCTATTTGGTTTGTAATTTGGTTTTTCATGAAACCAAAATTTATCATTTTCATATTTTACACGTTCATCATCCCATTGACAGCAGCTTAGAAAGCCTAACAAATCATTGTATGTCATTGTGTTTTTGCCATTGTAGTATTTTGACATAATTGAATTTTTACGATTTATATGAGGTATAAATAGCGCATGACCAAGTTCATGAATAAGAACATTACAAAACTTATTTGCCGAACCAAGCCTATCCATAACCATTAATATTACGTCTGGCTGTGAATAAAATGCATATGCATATATGATCGTGTTTTCTGAATAATCGATTTGTTGTATTAATTTTTCTTTTGAATTTGATCTTAATATTACTATGGTATTAAAATTATTATTATCTTTATAAATATCGTCTAGTTCGTTATCAACAATAGTATAATCAAACAAGTGACAAGTTGCATGTTTCCATTCGTCTAGCGCGTTTATTATTTCTTTTTTTTCAAAATCACTAAAATCTTTATCAATTTTAATGCGTCTATGCATCATTGTTGGTAATTGATTATTAAATTTATTTGTTTTTTCAATATGAATTGCAAAACATACTATGATTATAAAAATTATAGTAAATGCTATTGCCATTAATAATAAATCTAGCATTGTATTCAAACCATGGAGGTTATCTTACAAAATCAATTAATGTGTTCCTATGTATATAGAAGTTTAAGTGCATAGGCGTTGCCTTATATAAATAAGAACATATACCGACAAGCTTTCCGTCTTTTGTAAATGCTCCGCCACCTGAGTTACCAAAATAAATAGGCGCTGATATTTGCAAAACAGATATATATCCTGTGCCAATATCGTCTTTTCTAATACCTGAAATATGACCGTATGCATATGTGTATGGTACACCAACTGTATGACCAATTGCGTGTATTTCTTGCCCAACAGTTAATTCTTCTTGTGATATCTCAACAAAGTACTTTGAACTATGATGTTTTTCGACACTTATAAGTGCTAAATCATTTAATTCGTCAATCTTGATAACAATTCCAGATCTTGCATATGTCATATCAAGTGTTCCGGATCTTTGGTTTGAAGGAATATCGTTCTTTTTTAGAAACAACATTCTTTTATTTAACAGTTTTTCATCTTCATTGTTTTCAAGTTCTTCTTCTGTTGCTTGTGATGTCACAAAACCTTGAACACAATGATGTGCAGTTAAAATCTTAGTAGCACTAATCCAAACACCACTGCAATAAACACGAAGCTGCGTACGGCTGCACTTTTCTAGGCTTCCTGAACTGCACTTTGGCATAACCAACGCAACAGTCGATTGTTGCAGGTAGTCAATTGTTTTTAAATCCTGTAAGTCACTAGGCGACATTCCTGCCCTAGCGTTCATTTGACAACTAAATAATAATAAACAAAATAATAACGTAACTACTTTTTTAAGCATTGCAATTCCTCAAATTAAATGATATATTTAAGCAATGCAAATATAACACCCGTAAGAAACTGAACTCCCACCCAAACAGTTATTGCAACAGTTTTAAATTTTAAAAGTCCGTTAACATCTTCAACCATTTGCTTGACTTGTGCCAAGCTTATATTTGCATCGCGCTCTTTTTGCCAAAGTTTAAGCTCAGCTACATCTTCACGTAAATTACCAAGTTTTCCAATTTCTTCCTTAATATCTTGGTTAACTGCGCGAAGAGACTCATAATTATCGTTTAATCTTTCGAGTTCTTTTAAAACGTGCTGTGACCATTGTGTCCATGTATTAGGATCATTCATTGTCTTGATTCACAATCTTGTTAATTTCTTGTAGAATTGTCTCAGGGGTTTTATTTTTTGCATTAAGCAATTGTTTTATATTTTGTATTTTTACTAGAGAATAATAATTTTCTAACGATTCTTTACATAAATCATTTGTTAGTTTTTTTAAATTCTCTAAATTATTTTTATTTTGAGACTGCTTTGACATATCCCCTAAAAAATAAATATAAACAAACGATTAATTTATTTAAAAGATTCATTAAAATGTTTTGCTAGTAATTTAATTAAATCCGTAATACCATTCCATCCTTCGTCAACTGCAGACGCAGGATATGCAATTTCTAGTTCGGCAGTAATATCTGCAGAAGGTTCATTTGAAACATCATATACATCTTGTGGATATGCTACGCAACCAATAAATTTTGAACTAGTTATATCTCTTTCAGTTAGTTGGTAACAGTTTTTTTCGTTTCCACCCAATGTTCTAAAACTTTTTCCATCTTCCCTGGTTTCTGTTTCAACTCTTGCAACATGTCTCCACCAAGACGTGTTAGATTTTCCAGGTACAGAACGATCAAATATTGCAAGATCACCTTTTTGCATTGTGTATTTTTTATTTCTAATATCTTCAGCACTTTTCCAGCTTCCAAGCTTCATTGAATCCTGTATTAGTTCTACGACTCCAGCCCGATAACCATGAGGCATTTTTTCATCTTTTAGTAAAGACTTCTCCATTGCAAAACATGCGGAAACAGAGCACCAATTTCCTGACGTTAGTCCTAATTTTGTTTCTTTGCCTTTGATATTTCTTGTTACGTTTTTAAAATATTCTTTTATTTCAGGCCCACCATTACTTCCGTCTGGTTGTTCTCTGACATTTTTTGCCTTTTCAGATAATGAAAAATATAATGCTCGTTCGCCTAAGGATTTGGTAGGATCCTGCCAAGGCAAAGTTTTTAACTTTGTAGGATTATCTAACGCACCTACGGTTTCATTTCCAACGACTCCATCAACAGCTAATCCATTATCAAGTTGCCACGCCATTGTTGCTTGCTCTGTTTTTTTACCAAAGTGACCATCGGCACCGGCATTTCCTAGATCATATCCTTTTGAAATAAGAAGCTTTTGCCACATTTTTACGGTTTTATTTTTTGAATCTAATTTTACAGGCAGTTCCCACGTAGAATGATCATCTGTTACATTATTATTTTCTTTTGTGAGTTTGCGAGTATTTATTCCAAAATTTTCTAATGTTTTTTCTAATAATTTTGCAAAAACAATTGTTGCTTGTTTTGAATGTGCGCTGGCATTTTTTCCTTCATAGGAGTATACTTCGCAATTACCTGACACCATCAATGCAGGATTTTCTATTGTTCCTTTATGATCAAGCGGAAACCCTGTTATGAGTTGCAATGTTTTCTTTGTGCTTGAAAAAGTAGGAGGGACTATTTGCGTATGAGAAAATATTGCTGATGCACTTTTGTTTTTTGCAAGCTGACAATATTCTTTCCATGGCTGTACTTGCCAAGTTTGCGGTGTTAAGCTACAATGTGTACCATCTGCGACAAATATACTATTTGGTATCTCATTGTTGATTAGTAGTGTTCTTGGGGCCTGCCCTCCTGCAGAAAATGCACCAACAATAATTTTATCAACTTCAAAACCTAATTTGTTTGTTGCCCACAAAACAGCGGATTCAAGGCTTGCTATGCCTATTTTATGATTTTGAGATATTTTTGTATATCTGGACGTTGGCGTTTTTGTGTCGTTGATAATACATACATTATCAGGCGTTAATTTAATCAACTCTGCATCGGCATATTCTCCGATATAATAACAAATAACAAGATGCCTAGTTTTACCGCTACCCTTTTTTACAATTCTAAAATTCATATTATCTCCATATTGTATCTAAATATGAATAAAATATAAAAAATCGTAATTAAAGACCAAACGTATAATCTACACCAACCTTTACTTTAAGCGAAGGTATTCCAACTTTATCGGCTAATTTATGTTTTACCATTTCTTTTGGCGTTAAGTACCAATCAGCCCGACCTTTTTTGTGTACAATGTTCCAAAAATATTCGTCATCTTTTCCTGCTGCTATGGCCATTTTTTTATAAATCAGCTTATTAAGTCGCTCAACTTCTTTTGCACTTGATTTAATTTCCTCTGCTTTTCCAAGAGATTTCGTGGAAACATCGTGAATCATGACTGTTGCATGTGGTGCAACGTACCTGTATCCTTTTGTTCCACATGAAGCTAGTACTGCTCCGCACGACATTGCTTTTCCTTCGACAACTGTTGCAACAGGTAATTCCGATTTTTTTATCATATCAATCATATTCATTAATGAATATACTTGCCCTCCGTATGAATCAATAAAAACAGGTATTACTTTTTGTCCTGTGTTATGCGCTCTTATCATGCTTGACACAAACTCTTTTGCACTAGTTTCATCAAATTTATTGACAGTTACGATTACAGGAAGAGATAAAAAATCATCAAGTTTTTTTGATTTAATTCTGTTATCAATATCATACTTTATATACATTATTGTAGCTTTCCTATTTGTTTAATATAATATATAACGTTGATTGATGAATATAAAAGAATGAAAGCCATAACAGCAGAAACTGCACTCAAAAATGATGCAATGTTAGGTTTATCGTACCACCACAATGCAGAAGAAAATACGACAAACATTCCAAAAATAGGCGTTAATATAGATTTTACGTTTGCGTAAAAATCAAGTTTGTCAACTAAATGGACTAATTTTTCAAGGTTAATATTAATTTTTATATTAAAATCATCATTGTTCATTATTATTCTTAATACTAAGATATTTTTTCTTAATAACCTTTCTAATTCCTGGGTTTACCTGTAATACATGTGGTAGTAATTTATGACGAATTAAATTTCTTCTATATTTAACTTCTTTATTTGAAGGATCATTAACGTGTTGAATGTTTTTTCTTGCAGCCCAATTTAAAATTTTTGATTTTTCTGTAATTAAAAGTGGTCTAATTACGTTTTTGTTTTCAACTGGAATCAATTTGCTTTTACCATGCAAAGAAGAAAATACCCACCATTCAACTGCATCATCTAAATGATGTCCTGTAACTACTTTGCCTTCAAGTGAATGAAAAAGTTCGTACCGTTCATCTCTCCAATATTCTTCACATGACTTTTTAGCATTACTTTCCTGATAAGAATTTATTTTCTTTACGATTAAAGGAATATTGTTTTTTTGTGCAAAACTTTTTACAAAATTATACGCATCATCTGCATGCTTAGTTCCATGATGTACGTGAACAATTGTAAATTTTTTCTTTGATCCTAACATAAAATCGCACATTACCATAGAGTCAACGCCGCCTGAGCATGCAATGTAAGAATTGTTAGGAATCATTTGCAATAATCGTAGCATTGTTTTATTATAACAAATTACATGTCATTTTTCACATATATTTCTTTTTCTTGAATAAATTAATATTATCAGCAAAAACATTAAAAAAAAAGATTTATTATTTTTTTCATAAGAAAACGAACATCTACCCATAGGATGCACACTCATGTTTTTTGATGAAGATATATTTTTTGTCAAAAGCCCTATGTATTCATCACGAATCCAATTTGAATATTTTCCGTCGAGCGTATATATTCCGCCACCGCTGCAATATTTGTTATTTCTAGGGTATGCAGTTATTAATCGTGATGCAACACCAATTATATATTTTTGTTTGTTGTGTACTACGTAAAAAGATGATCCTGAATCACCATAGCATATGTTTCCGACATCATCTTCATTTTCACCTACAGTTATTTCGTTATCATTAATATCTGTCACAACACTATGTGTGTACCTTAAATTTCCTGCGCCACCTATACGACTGTTTCTTCCGAATCCAACAAGGGTAATTTTCTTTCCTGGTTTTAAAACTAAATCATATAATTCAGAACTTAGAATTTTTATTTTTGTATCTATAAAGACAGGTTTTGATAAAAGAAGTATAGCAATATCATTCCAGTTTGCAAATCCTGGTTTTTTTTCAAATCCATGATGAATCGACATTGACGTTACAGGTACAATATTATTGCATAAAATTTCATTATCACACCCATGAATTATATAAAATTCCTGGTCCAACATATCAGTGACACAATGTGCCGCAGTCATAACAAGATCGTGTGATATTAATGTGCCAGAACAAAAAAGCCTTTTATTACTATTTAATATACCAACTGTCAAAGGAAATAATTTTGGATCAGCATTATTTCCTCCGACAATTAAACTTTTTTTGTTAACATGTTTTACATGTCTTACATTTGAATAATTACTGCAACCTATAGAAAGTAATGCAATAAAAATAATTGATAGTCTTCTAACTATCCCGCCACAAGTTGTTACTAGCATAAGTTAATACTTCCTCTGCAGAATCTTCATCATACCCATATTCATTCATCATCGTCTGGACCATATCGGTATATTTCTTTTTCTGCTTATCGTCACGTGTTTTGCTTTTTGTAACAATACGAGCCATTGACTTAACTGAACTCATTAAGTAAGTTTCAATTGCTTCTTGAAGAGGTTTATAACTGTTATAGTTTATATTTTCACCTCGTCTTACTTTTGCAAACATATAAGACGTAACATCATGTCTGAAACCTTCTTTTGAACTTCCTGAGATTCCAATCTGTTCTTCGATTGTTCTCATAAATTCTTCATCCGGTTCTTTTTCCTCTTTTGTAATTTTATCTTTCAACAATGTTTTTGTTGTAAATGCCTCTGCATTATCAAGATATGTATCAAATAGTGATTGTGCCTGTTCTTCATATGCAGTAATAAAAGCTTTTGCAATTTCAGTTTCTAATATTTTGAGATATTCTTCTCGAACTGTTTTTTGCAATATCTCTAGGCAGTTTTTCTTGAACTCTTCGTTTACAATTTGTTCTTCTGTTTGCTTTATTAATGCATCCATGATAGACATTGGCGTTATCATATTCTTATCTGAGTCAGATAAAGCATTGTCAATTGCTTTCATTACAAAACGCGTAGATATACCTGTCATGCCCTCGTTTTGTGTCTCTTTTCTTAGATCATTAATATCGATTGATTTTACCCTACCACTTTCCAAGATGTCATCGCCGTTATAAATTTTCATTTTTGTTAAAAGATCACACTTTTGTGTTGGCTTGAGTCTTGATATAACAGAAAACATACTAGCAATCTTAATTGTATGCGGCGCAATATGTGAATTAAAATCAGAAAGTTTAAGAAGTTTTTCATAAATCTTTACTTCCTGATCAAGTTCTAAAACATATGGAACATTAATTTTTACTATTCTATCTAATATTGCTTCGTTTGTATGCTCAGATTGAAATTTATTCCATTCCGCTTCATTACAATGAGATAATAAAACACCATCAAAGTATATCATTGCATTTTTTCCAGGGCTAGGAACTCGTTTTTCTTGCGTTGCTGTAATCATTGTGTGTAAAAATTCAATTTCATTTTTAAACACCTCAACAAATTCAACAATCCCTCTATTTCCTACGTTAAATGCTCCGTTTAATGACAAAACTCTCGGATCATCTTCAGGATATAGATCTAATTTTGATATATCTTCTGAGCCAATTAACACTGAAACATCTTGGCTGTTTGCGTCCATAGGTGGAATTGATGCAATTCCTCTTCTTGCTCGTTGTGAAAATGTTGATTGAGCAATTACAACGTTTTCATATTCATTTCCGTATTCATTAACAAGATTATGACGACATACAGGACATAAATCACCTTCGATTTTAACACCAAGCATTTCTTGAAATTCATCTCTTAAACTGCGCGGTACTAGATGCAATGGCTCTTCTTGTATTGGGCATTCTTTAATATGATAAAATGGCTCTGCTAAGTTTTCCAAAGCTGACTTTATATGTTCTGTAAGCGCAGATTTTCCTGCTCCGACAGGGCCCATTAATAATAAAACCTGTCGGCTTTCTTCACCTCGTAACGAAGCAGAGCGCAAAAATCTCATTAATTTTGATATTACTTTCTCAGTTCCAAAAAAATGACTTGAAAAATAATCATAAACTTTAACTTTTTCAGAATTAAATACTTTTGAAAAACGTTTATCGCTTTGCTGTATCTCTGACATACCTCGGCTCATTATCGCATCATATAATATTTTATGTGACAATTTTACTGCAGAGTTGTCTTTACTAATTACATCAAGGTAATCAATAAATTTTCCTTCAAACTTTTCTTTCTTTTTTGAGTCTCGTTGTTTTTTGATAATTTTTAAAAATTCTGATTTTTTTGTCATCGCCCAGCCTAATATTTAGTTAGATTACCTGTATATAAATAATAAATAAGTCGTTGTTTGTTTTAAAATATTCGTTTATAAATTAAAGTCTCATAATTTTTTTATTATTCATTGTTTTTAATTCAACGCCTTCTGCCCAAAGAGTTCTGGCATGATCAAGTGTTTTTTGTGCGTAAGATAGTTCTAGTTCTCTACCATCAAATTCGTGTGCAAGATAAAGTCGCTTGCTTGGATTAACGTTTTCAACATAAATTTTTGGCATTGAATTAATACCAATATTTTTTATTAAATGTTTTTTAACTCGCTGCCAACCTTTTTCGTCTGAAACATCAATTACTTTATAACTTTCATCAAATTTTGCATATGTAAATAAATTTAAATCACGACAAATCTCAATATCTAAATACTGCCTAATAAATGATTCATCATTCATAGACGACCTTGCTATAAAACACTCTTCCAGCCCATATAGTTTCTCGATATGTTTAAACATATAGAATCCTAAATAATATGGGTTTATTTGGCCTACATGCGGAGCTACGACTTGATTGTGAGATTTTAAAAAAGGCAAGTGATATTTTTCAGGTAATTTTAATTCATTTAAAATTCGATAATGCCAGTAACTTGCCCAGCCTTCATTCATAATTTTTGTTCTCATTTGAGGTATAAAATACATTGCATGTTCACGAACAATTGATATGATATCTTTTTCCCATTCCTCTAGTGATGGTGAATGTTCTACAATAAATCCTAGTAAATCATAATCATATTCTAAAGGTACTTTTGATAAATCAAAGTTTTTATACTTATCTGTTTTATCTTTTTTTATTTTTTCAATATATTGACGCCTTAATTTTTTAT